AAAAAGTAGATGTTGCATTTTTATTTGTGTTTCAGATTCTAGTAGGAAGTCAAACGAGGAGCCGTAAATCCAACAAGGGACATGTAACAGCACAAGTTGAACGTGACTGTACCGGTCGTTTGGTACAAAAAGGCGTCAGTGTATGTCATAGCCGCAGTGATCGAAGGATAAAGGGTGATAGTATTGGAGGTTGCTTGGACCCCATACATTGTCACACCATCGTCCAACGTCAAATTGGCACCACCAGAGTTGACCGGATAGAAGAAGAGGTTGGAGGCTGTTGCATTAGTCCACGCGGCATTCACGCCTGAAACAGTGGAATTCGTCAGGTCGACGATAATCTTGTAGATATCGCCGGATGTCGAACCACTTGGGGACGTTGCGTTGACGCCAGCCACGGTTTTGCCTTGGAAGGAAGGTGTCATGACTGTTGTGCCAGCCACAACCGCAGTCGTTGTCACACCAAAACAGGACTGGGTCCATTGAGCTCGGGCTACTGGTAGCAGACCAGCTCGAGGATTGGCTTGATGTTGTTTGAACGTTATGTCGTAGTCTAGGATGATATACCCAGGTGAATTGGCAGCTGAGGTCTTCGAGTACAAGAAAACTGAACCATTGGATTCTTCGTTGATATCCAAGTTGGCTCCGTAATCAGTGCTCTTAAACTCAGGGTCAGGCCGTATCAGAGCTGAGTGATTTGTCCATTGTGGACCAAGCACTGTATGAGCGTCAGATAAAACATACGGGAGGAATGATGTGTTTGTATTGTCTGGGGCTGGCCCCAGACGATCTCTCTCATAGTAAATCAAGACGTCGCCAGCTTGCGAGGTGGGACTGGATGTGATGTAGTGGACGGTTAGGCTGTTAATTTTGAAAAGTGAATACATTTGAGCATAATTCTTCAGAGCTGTAGCGGGCATCGCACAAGGCGTGAGAGGCATGCCACCGATCAGAGTCCAATCAGTAGCGGCTGCAACAGTAGAACCAGCTTGAAAGCCAAAATCGCGACCACGCACACGACAACCATTAGCAGACATTTCAACGACAGGCTCAGACCCGCGGATGCTATTGCCAAATGCGACAGGCGCAGTCGACAACGCAGTAACGGGCCCGAAAGTTCTAACACGCTTGCGTGGAGTGAATGTTTGTTGGTTTTTCCTTTTCGTCTGAACCATTTTGTTATGTGAAGTGTTTTTGTTTGTTTTGCGTCAATTTTTGTTTGTTTGTGTTGGGTGGAGGGTTATATTGTAGTTCAGGGTGTGTTTCTATCCAACGTTCGACCTCGGCAACTCTGTTGGGATGGTATTTCAAAAACAGAAGCAGCATAGCTGCATCCGGCTTGAAAACCTTCTTCCTCAGCAGTTTCACCGGGGGGACGTTTTCGTTGGTAATGTGGATTTTATTATTTTTAGGCATTTCTTGAATTTCTATTGTTTGTGGGGCTTTTGGGGTCTTGTTTACTTGAACGACATGTTCGCTTTGTGTTTTTTCTGGAAGCATTCTTTTCATCGGGTCAGTTTCATAGTAACGGAGAACTTCGGAACGGTATCGATCACCGTTCAAAATAGTATCATAATTTTCATGTACTCCTTTAATTCCAGAATAAACTAGAGATCCTAACCCGCCCAACAACCCTCCATATTTGAGGCCGCTAACAAAATGAGACCCTATCATAGACAGGGAATTCTTGATGTGGTTTCCGTACAGAGGGACGTCGGCAAGGTATGTCTTATTCCCAGAGGCGCGAATGTCTTCAGCAAATATAGAATCGGCTGCGATCCTATGACCTCGATCTTTAAAATGTGCATAAGCTGAGTCATGACGGCGAGCGGCAGCATCTGCAGGACTAAGGGGCTCGGAAGCACCAAACTCCACAGACTCTTGCCATTTACCGTCAGACCAAAAGGGACCAATGTAATTTTCCATGTTTGTGCCCCACCCAGACACTGATACATTTCTCTATAGGTACCTGATATCATTCAGGATTCTGACCTTGACGCGTCCTACAAATCGACAGCTGTGAAAACGGTCAAAAACCGATAATCAACACACTGTGTCAGAGTGGACCCTAGACATGCGACGCGCAGCGAATTGGCTGCTTCGTCCATCGTAACCCCATACCGTTCGAGGAAGAACACCTCGGTTTCAGCGCAAGTTTTGTGTCGGCTGACGGCCAACGACTTGTACACTTTGCGGTCATCACGATATTCCTTGACTTTGACATGTTTGAGTTTGGACAGGCAAATCTTAGCGTATTCGGCGAAAAGTGGTATGAAACCAGCCTCATGTTGCAAGCCATGTAGCATTCCTTTCACTTCACCCGCGTCCAACTTTCGCAAACTGAAACCGAGTTTAGGCAATCGTTTGCCCACCTTCGGTCCCAGAACGAACCCATCGGCCACTGGCCAAAAGAGAGAAGAGCAATATTCCACCTCACTCCACTCATCACTGATCTTGATCTTAGCATTGAGTCCTAGTGTCAAAAAAGCGGTTTTAAGACTTTTCTGCAACACAGTCCGCATCTTACCTGGCATAGCACCTTCAATAACCAGTAGATTGTCATCCCCGTGCACCAACATGCGCCACGTGCAAGGCCAAATGGAGGAAAATTTCCTCATAGCCCATTCCATCGTAGCTCCATTGTTCAAGGAATTGCGGACAGAAGTATCAGCGGACCCACTTGTCATCGTGTAGTCCACGCTGTACTTAACCCCTTTCGAGGTGTAACCATGAATTTTCTTCATGGACTCAATAGCGTAAGCTGCATTTCCATAGGACTGTATGCCGCAATGGTCGTACAAAACTAGACCATTTTCGTAGCACTCAAGCCCTTGGCAAGAATCATATCGGCTCATGTCACACTCGACGACGGTCACGTCACGATCGTTGTACTGGCCACGCCAAGCTCCAATCTCCTCGGCCGTCAAACCAGATGTATAGCAGATTTTCTGATCCACATTCCAGTGACTTGCCAAAATTTTCGAAACTCGGTGCATGAAAGGCCCTGTGCT